TGGTTAATTGGTGTAAAGATTTTGCTAGAAATCTAAAGTATGATAAAGAAATAGTCTGGGTAAAAGCATTTAGAAACAATAAAATTATTAGGGTAAATAAACAATGGCAGAGATAATCAAACCAATTCAAAACGCGGTACAAAAGGTTGTATCTTGGTTTATTGATATCCCAGAAGTTCCAGATTTACCACAAGTAGAGGAAATCAGAGGAACTTTAGTTAATAAACAATCTAATAATGCACAAATCCCTGTAGTTTATGGTGAGAGATTACTTGGGGGAACTAGAGTATTTGTTGAAACAAGCGGAACTGATAATACTTATCTTTACATGGCTTTAGTGTTATGTGAAGGTGAAATCAATGCAGTCACAGAAATTCAAGTCAATGATGAAACAGTCACATTTAGTGGTGGATTTGCTAATGGTACAGAAATTACTTCTAATGATAGTAATTATGGAACAACTGTTAAAGCACAACCTTTTTATGGTGCAGATGACCAATCAGCTTCAAGTTTATTATCAACACTTACAAATTGGGGTAGTAATCACAAATTATCTGGGATTTGCTATGTGGCTTTTAGATTTGAGTGGGATGCGGATAAATACACAGGCATACCTAATATTAAAGTAAAAGTTCAAGGTAAAAAGATTTCTACCTTTGATGGGAGTAGTAATGAAACCACAGGACAATATTCTACTAATCCTGCATTTGTCTTATTAGATTTTTTAAGAAATGAAAGATATGGAAAAGGTATTCCATTAACAGAAATTGATGTGCCTAGTTTTTATACTGCCTCAACAATAGCAGATACAACAGTCACTTATTACACAGGAACAACAGGCAAATTATTTGAATGTAATGCAGTCTTAAATACTAATAAGAAAATATTAGATAACGTTAAAACTCTTTTAAGAGGTATGAGAGGTTTATTACCTTATGTTCAAGGTGAATATAAACTTTTAATAGAAAGCACAGGCACTGCAACCTTTACGTTAAATGAAGATAATATTATAGGTGGTGTTAAATTAGAAAGTGAAAGAAAAGACCAAAAATATAATCGTGTCCTAGTAAACTTTGTTAATCCTGAAAAGGGATATCAAGCAGATACTATCGTTTATGATACAGACCATGCCACACTAAAGACTGCTGATGGCGGTTTCTTACAAGAAGGAAATGTCACTTTAGATACAATTAACTCACCCTATCAAGCACACGAATTTGGAAAAATTGTTCTTCAAAGAAGTAGAAACAATTTGAAGCTAGGACTTACTGTTAATTATGAAGCATTAGATTTAGCAATAGGTGATATTGTGAATGTTAGTTCAACAATATTGGGAATGACAAATAAACCATTTAGAGTAAGTGGTATGACGCTAAATGCAAATTTTACTGCTAGTCTATCTTTACAAGAACACCAAGACAGTTGGTACACATTTAGCACTATTAATGAAGTAGCTACTATTGGTGATACTAATTTACCTGATCCCTTCACAGTACAACCCCCATCTTCAGTCACCCTTGCTGATGAACTAATATCTTACAATGACGGAACAGTTATTGTTGCCATGAATATTACTATTGGTGCATCACCAGACCAATTTGTTAGAGAATATCAAGTAGAATATAAAAGAACTGCTGATAGTAATTTTATTGTGCATAGTAGAGGCACAGTAGATTTATTTCATAGAGTATTGAATGTTATCTCAGGTGATAATTACACAGTAAGAGTTAAGGCTATAAATTCATTGGGTGTTGAAAGTACAAACGTCACTGCCACAAGAGATATTGTTGGTGAAATTGATCCACCAAGTGATGTGCAAGACTTCGCAATTAATATCGTAGGTAGTGATGCTCATCTGTCTTGGGAGAGTATTCCAGACGCAGATTTGAACTATTATGTTATCAACTTTACTACAGAAACAGTTAATCCAGAATGGCAGAATAGTTTTACTTTAATTAACAGAGTATCAAGACCTGCAACCTCAGTCACTGTACCTGCCAGAACAGGTAGCTATTTAATTAAGGCAGTAGATAAGCTAGGCAACTTCTCATCTAATGAAGCTATTATTACTACTAATATTACTGCGATTGGTAATTTTACTAATGCCAATACTGCTACAGAAAATCCAGATTTTACAGGAACAAAAACAGACTGTGTTGCAGTGGATAATGCTTTAGAACTAGATAGTATTGAAAACTTTGATGATAATACCTCAGATAATTTTGATGACATAACTACAAGAAACTTTGATGGTGGTACAACTAATGACAATGTTCCGTCTATTGGAACGTATGAATTTGCTAATATTATAGATTTAGGAAGTACACAGACAACTAGACTAACAGGAAATATTACCCAAACTACAGATGATAGAGATAGATTATTTGATAACGTAGCAGGACTATTTGATGACCAAGCATCTAACTTTGATGGTGACGCATCTGTGAACGCATCTAGCCATTTAGAGATTGCTACATCTACTGATAATATAACTTACACATCATTTAGAAATTTCAATGTTGGTGATTATTCCGCTAGGTATTTTAAATTTAGATTAATCATGCAGAGTTTAGATAACTCCGCAACTCCTGTGGTATCAGCACTATCCGTAGATGCAGATATGATTGAACGCTTAATATCTGAGAATGATGTGGTTTCTGGTGCAGGAACTAAAGCTATCACATTCTCACCTGTGTTTATTTCAACACCTGCTATTGGTGTTTCAGCACAAGGGTTGGCAACAGGTGATTTTTATGAGATAACATCTAAGTCAACTAGTGGATTTAGTATTACATTTAAAAATTCAGGTGGCACTGCAATAAGTAAAACATTTGACTATATAGCGAAAGGGCATTAAAAAGAGTTATGGCACAACACGATATGAATATCGCCAATCAGGGTTTCCCTGCTACAAGAAGCGATATAAACAATGCATTATCAGCAATTAATTCAACACATTCTGGATCATCAAGACCAAGTGGAGCAGTCTCAGGTACTATTTGGCTAGATACCACATCAGCTACTTCCCCTACTTTAAAATATTATGATGGTGCAGGTGATATCTCTTTAGCCACTATTGACCATTCAGCTAATACAGTTAATTGGTTAGATAGCACAGTTTCAATAACAGGATTAGCAACATCAGCTTCAGGAACAGTTTTAACATTATCAGACGCTAATATTCTTTTTGCTAAGAAGGGATATTTTGCAGAGCAGACATTAACAGACGGAGCAACAATAGATTGGAACTTATCTACCCAACAAGTAGCCAAAGTCACCCTTGCAGGTAATAGAACTCTAAACGCACCCACTAATCAACAAGCAGGTGCATTTTATTCTTTAGCTATTATTCAAGATGGTACAGGCTCAAGAACTTTAACATTTAATTCAGCATATAAATTTACAGGTGCAACCGCACCCACACTAACAACCACTGCATCAGCTAAAGATATAATCATCTTTAAATCAGATGGCACTAACTTATTAGAAGTAGGAAGGTCTTTAAATATCGGATAATGTTTGCTTTAGTACAAGATAATGCTTTTGTTAGAATAGTAAACTCAAGCAAAGGAATAACCATTGGTGATAATCAATATCCTAAAACAATTTTTTCATTATGGACAAACGCTGAAAGGGAAGCGATTGGCATATATGAAGTTGTCATGGATGCAACTAATCAAAAAGATGAAGCTTACTATATCAATACTAATGTTAGTTATGCCTATTCTAGTGGTACTGTCACAGGAAGCTATGGCACTGCAACTGCAAAACCTTTAGATGATATTTTATTTGTAGATGGTGATGAAATCCCTAGTGACAAAGCAGTCGGTGATATTAAATCATACGGATTAAAAGGATTAGAAATAAAAAAAATTAAAGCACAAGCAAGTGGACTTCTAGCACCTACTGATTGGCATATAGTCAAAGCAACTGAAGTAGCTGATTACACTGTACCAAGTAATGTTACAACTTACAGAGCAAATGTAAGAGCAAAGTCTAATGAAATGGAAACACAGATCAACGAATGTTCTGATGTTGATGCTTTAAAAACTTTATTCACTTGGGTGTATGATGAAGATACAAATACAACCTCAAGACCATTAGCTAGTTTTCCAGAGGTGATATAATGACATTCCCAATTCTAGGTGGGAATAGTGCAGTCTCAGGTGCTTATAGCATTGATAATTCCCTAAGATTTAATGATGATGATAGTGCACATTTAAGTAGAACGCCAAGTAGTTCAGGTAATAGAAAAACTTGGACTTGGAGTGCTTGGATTAAAAGAGGTAATGTAGGAAGTGGAAATCAAAATGTTTTTTCACAAACAGGGGGTGGCTCAACATCTCAAAGAGCATATGTATTATTAAGTGATGATTTATTAGTTTTTGCTCAATTTGATGGTGGAAGTGTTAATTATAATTTTGTTTCTAATCAAGTATTACGAGATGTTTC